CTCACATTATAAAAAAAATAAATAAAATGATAAAATTAATATGTAATTTATTATACTACATTACAGGTAATAAAATCTGTTTAGGATATTGTAGTAAAGATTGTAAAAAAAAATGAGTAAATTTAAGTATTTTACTTATGCAGAATTTGACCAGCCTGGACTAGTAGGATCAGGAGAGGAGTTTATGTCTGATAAATTTATATACATGCTTGATGAGGCTAGAGGTCTATATGGTAAGGGTATAAAAATCAACTCAGGATATAGGTCTATGGCTTACCAACAAGAATTAGCAAAGAAATATAAAACAGGAGTAGCTAAAAACAGTCCTCATACAGAGGGTATAGCCGCAGATATACATGTAGGTAGTAGTAAAGATAGATGGAAACTAGTAAACAGCTTATTACTAGCAGGATTTACTAGGATTGGTATAGCGTCTACATTTGTACATGTAGATATTTGTACAAATAGATCGCCTAATGTTATATGGCACTATAAAAGATAACTAAATTAATATTAATCAAAATTAAATAATCATGAATGGAATTACATGGCAAGAGATTGCACTAGCATTAGTAGCTGTATTTGAGATTGTAGTGAGACTAACTCCTACAGACAAAGACAATACTATATTAGCTAAAATTATTTGGGTATTAAATAAAGTAATACCTAATAATAAAAGTAAAGGCGGTACTCATTAATGAGAGATAACAGGTATAGGTTAAATAAAAAGGAGATAGAGGTAGTCATGCAAATGCGTAAGACTGACACTAGAAATGTATTAGTTTTACCTGATTTGCATGCGCCTTTTATCATACCAGGATTTTTAGAATTTACTAAGTCTATATATGATAAATATAATTGTAATGCCGTTCATTTTACTGGCGATTTGCTAGATAACTCATTTTCCTCATTTCATGAGATTTGTCCTGATGGGATGTCTGCAGGGGATGAGTTAAAAGCAGCAATAGAACAGATAAAACCTTTTCATGACTTATATCCGCAGGCTACTGTATGTATAGGAAACCATGACGCTATAATATCTAGAAAATTAGTAGCTACAGGATTGTCTAAAGCATGGCTAAAGGATTTTAATGATGTATTAGGTACTCCTGGATGGATATGGCAGGAACAATTTAATATAGATGGAGTTAAGTATTTACATGGTACAGGTAGCTCAGGTAGAAACGGCGCTATAAACAGAGCTATAAATTGGAACACTAATATATGTCAGGGGCATATACATACTGAGACCTCAATTATATATCATGCTAATAATGATAGGTTAATATGGTCTATGCAGCTAGGGGCAGCATTTGACTCTAAGTCTTATGCTGCAAACTATGCAAAGAATTTTACAAAAAAACCTGTAGTATCTGTAGGAGTTATATTAGAAAATGGACGCTTACCTATATTAGAGCCAATGCCTCTATAAATACCTCTATTACCTTATATAAACACATCTAAAGGACTTTTATAACAAATCTATATAACTAGTCCATATAATCAAAAAACATCTTAAAACTTAAATATTACTATTGTTAATAACTATTGTTAATAACTTTGGTAATAATTGTGTTAATATTTGTGTTAATTAAAAATATATTGTAGTTTTGTGTCAATATTAATCAATAAATAAAATTATGAAAAACAACAGTACATCATTAGGTATGTCAGATGATAGATTTAATGAACTAATGCAAGAGATTGCAATTACAGAGCGTATAGACAATAGTAATACAGATATGATAGACGCTATAGAAACTAAAAAAGAAATACAAAAAGCTATAGGCAAATTTGATGTAGACATTGTATATGATAGATTAAATATGACAGCTACTATATTTGAGAATACTGCTAATGCTATGCGTAAATATGAGATAGAGGAGCGTAATAATTATAATGGTACTGAGGGAGATAGTAGAAACCTATACAAATCATCAGAGCGATATTATGCAGGAGTAGCTGAGGGGTACGAAAAAGCAGCAAAAGACCTCAGAGAGGTTATAACATCTATTATAAGAAGTCAAAAGCAGGTAAATAGAATAGTTAAAAATTTTGAGATATGAATTGGATAGATGCTACTCATAAAAGTTATGGAGATGATCCTACTGATTACAATGGATCTGAGCCTGATAATTGTGCATTTTGCGACATGGAGCCTAAATATGATGATTTAGCAGTATGTGAGGGATGTTATGATTATTTAGTAGAGGGAGAGGAGTATAGCAATTGCTGTACTGCTATTATAACATCAGGAGGTCTATGTATATCATGTCTAGAGCATGCAGATAGCTGTACTGAGGAGGAGTTAGAGGGTACTAATATAGACATAAACACATACAAACTATACACAAATAAAACTACTCAAAAACCTATAGAGGATATGAGTATGTTAGACTAGGTAAAAGATACAGCCTAAAATGTATCTATAATATTAAATATAATAAAATGATAAAAACAGCAAAAATTAGTAAAGTAAACAACAAAAAAGAGTGGCAAGGGCCTAAGGGTACAATTATCTATCATGACCTAATTATGGATAATGGAGATAAAATTAATATAGGTAAGAAAAAAGACCAGCTAGAGGGATGGGATATTACTTATGAGATAACAGGAGATGTAGGACAGCAGGAGTATGTAAAAGCTAAGGCAGCACAGCCTGAGGGAGGATTTACTAAGTCTTTTGGATCAACTCCTAAAAACAATAAACAGATTACAGAGTTAGCATGTCTCAAAGTAGCGGCAACTATATCAGCAGCATATATAGGTCAGGGGCATAAAGTAAATACAGATGATGTAATTAGATTAAAAAATGAGTTAGTAAATGACATTTTAAGAGCTGAGAAACCTGTAGAAAGTCCAAAAAATGTATTAGATAATGGAGAGGTAGTAATAGATGATATGCCATTTTAATTATGAGAAAAACTAGACATGATAAAAATATAATTACTGATGTAGATGAGGTAGAAAAAATGGTAATAATTGCAGAGAAACTATGCAACCTACCTCCTCAGTCATTATGCCGTAGAGTGAGAACGCATGACATTTTAATGCCTAGGATGGTAGTCAGTAATATAGCTAGATATGAGAGAGAAATACATTATAGTACTATAGCAGAGGTATTAAACCATGACAGATGTAGTATATATCATTATGAGAAAACACATGAGCAAAACTATAAGTATTGGACTGATTATAGAAATTTATTCAATAATATAGTAATATCTATATCTGACTATAAAAAATCAAATACAATAAACAGCACTATAAAAGAAAATACAGACCTCAAAAATTATATTTTAGATAATACAACTATTAAAGAAAACAAAGCAGGCAAAGT